TTGGGTATGCCATTGTCAAAATGAACAACAAATATAAGGAGAGATGCCGTGTTCGCTTTTCGGACGATACTGCTACTTTGTTTAGCACATCATGTGTTAAGGGCAGACCAGAAGACTGGCACTTTGGTCGTACCAAACTAGTCTGCCCTGAACAAATTGGCCGAGTTCCCAGTTGTGCAGCATGCACAATTTGCTGGGAATCACAGGACAAAAGTGTTGTATTTTTTGAGCACTAGTATTAGCATGACTAATACTGCTGCAGTCAGGAGGACATATGCGGATAAAAGTCGAGATACATCTCGATGCCTATGAATGGGATGGCCGCACCCTCCAAATACAACTTCTTGCACCTGATTACGAAGAAGGCGAAGACCCTGACCCTGAAGAAATAGTGATTGAAGAAGCCCAAAAGAAATTAAAAGTGATTGGAAAAAGCTAATAGATATGAGAAATGAAAAATGCAAAAGCCGTTTGAACACCAAGCAACAACAACTCAGTTCATTATCAATAACCCCAGAGTACTCATCACAAGCGATCCCGGCACAGGCAAAACACGTTCTGTACTCGACGCATACGCCCAACGGCGTAAAGGTAAGCTTCTCGTTCTCGCACCCCTCAGCATTCTCGGTGCCAGCTGGGGAGACGACTGCACCAAGTTCCAACCGGGACTGAAGTACTCCATCGCATACGCCCGCAATCGGGCAGACGCATTCAAAGAAGACGTAGACATCGTGATTACTAATCACGACGCAGTGAAGTGGCTTGTCAAAAACCCGCAAGCCTTAGATGGCTTTGACACCATTTGTATCGACGAATTTACGGCGTTTAAAAACAAAGACAGCCAGCGCAGTAAAGCCATGGCAAAACTAGTAAAGCTGTTTGAGTACCGCATTGCTATGTCTGGCACACCTAACAGCAACACAATTCTCGACGTATGGCATCCTACCCTGCTAGTCGACGACGGTGCTCGACTTGGTCACAGGTTTTACGGTTTTCGTAATGCTGTCTGCACACCGCAATTCAACGGCTTTGCTAACGTATGGGTCGACAAACCCGAAGCACAAGAAATTGTTGCTGCTGCTATCAAAGACATCAACATCCGCTACACCTTGGAAGCCTGCCTTGATATGCCAGAGCAATCTGTCCATACCATGTATGTGGATCTGCCACCTAAAATACTCAAGCAATACAACACACTTGCTGACGAGTCCGTGCTGTACACAAGCAAAGGCACAATTAATGCAATCCACGCTGGTGCCAAAGTTAAAAAGCTATTGCAACTGTGTACCGGTGCCATTTACGACGACCATGGCACACCTATCACGGTACATGATGACCGCTACAAGCTGGTCTTGGATCTTGTACAAGCACGCGAACACTCGCTTGTTGCATTTAACTGGCGGCACGAGCGCGAAAAACTAACCGAGCTGTCAGAACAAGCCGGTATCAAGTACGACTTTATCGACGGCAGCACACCTGCTAACAAACGCAAAGACATTGTTGATCACATGCAGTCAGGTCAGCTGCAAGTTGTGTATGCACACCCACAGTCTGCAGGTCATGGTCTTACGTTGACTCGCGCTACATCAGTTATCTGGGCATCACCCACTTACAACGCTGAGCACTATCAGCAGTTCAATCGACGAATCTACCGTGCAGGTCAGACAGCTAAGACCGAGGTAATTCAGATTGCAGCTCGCGACACTTGGGAGCCAGATGTTTACGACAAATTACAAACCAAACTTGGACGAATGGAAGACTTACTTAACGTACTTAACAAACTAAACGAACTAAGGAAAACAGCATGAACTTAGGCGAAATAATTGAACAACGCGTCGCTAACAAAAAAGCTATTGATGACGTTAATGCTCAGCTCAAAGAGCTTAACAAGCAAAAAAGCGAACTCGACTGGAATCTTATCCAGACGCTAGATCAACAAGGACAAACAAAAGCAGCTAACGACGTTGCGTCTGTAGCTGTCCGTGAAGAAGTTGTACCGCAAGTCGAAAACTGGGAACAGTTTTTTGAATGGCTTGCAGAAACACGCAACTTCGAAGTTTTACAACGCCGTTTATCAAGCACCGCATGCAGAGAACTGTGGGCTTTAGGCGTTGCAATCCCTGGAGTAACACCGCGAGAGCTTCGCAAAATAGCAATACGTGTAAATTAATAGGAAACCAAAGATGAATGATTTAGCAATTCTTGACGACAAAATCCCTGCTCACCTCAAAGATGTTATGAACGGCATCGGTCGTGGTAATGAGAACGTTGGCAACAACGTCATTATTCCGCAAATCGTACAGGTTCATGCCTCATCTAAGGTAGTACAAGAAGGTGACGGCGATTGGAAGCCGGGTGATTTTCGCAATATCGTAACCGACGAGCGATTTCCAAAAGGCTTTACCTGCCTCAACATCACAGTGTTTTGTTATTGGACTTGCAAGCCAAAGTATGGCGTGCAAGTCAATGACTACCGTGCATATCACTTTGAAACAGAAGCTGAAGCGCACGAACACCTCGACAATCTCGGAGATACAAACAAGCAAAACTACGAGATATACGAAAACCACGCGCACATGGTGTTGACTATTGATCCCAAGACAAAAGAAGTCGCAGATCAACCAGTCATGTTTCATCTCAACAAAAGCAAAGCCAAAACCTCAAAGTTGTGGAACACCAATCTTCGTAACATTGGCGGCGACCGCTTTGCTACAGTCTGGGAAGTCGGTTCTGAGCTAAAGACATCTAAAGCAGGTGGCTCAAGTTACCAGAACATTACTATCAACAAACTGGGTTGGGCCACGAAAGAAGCCTACGAAAAAGCAGGACAAATTTACGAAGAGTATGCAAATACTCCATTCGATAAGTAAGTCTGATTGAACGAGCACGGCTTCATTAAAGCCGTGCATCGGCATCTTTCACCCGAAGTGTATCGTTGGAAAATCCACGATACCTATACCGGCGGCGTCCCTGATGCTTTCTACTGTGGACCCGCCGGTTCTTTGTGGGTTGAGTATAAATACATAAAGCTGCCTAAGCGCAAAACAACAGTTGTCACTTTTGGCTTATCCGAACTACAGCAAATTTGGTTGACAAAAGTTGCTTTGTACGGACAAACTACTCTCCTGGCTATAGGATGGCAACAATCCGCGCAGGTATTCTATGGGCCCCACATTACACTAACAGCATCACAGGATGAGCTTGTGAATAACTCCTTATCTTTTAAGGAGTTAGCTTCGCTAATAACGCAGCACTGCTTATCAGGAGGATAGTAACATGGGAGGTACACTCCCAACAGCGGTACAAAATCTTCGCCGCATATGGGAAGAACGCAAAAGATCACTCGAAATCAATCAATCTGAAGCTGCTAAAGCATTAGGTTGGACCCAAGGTGCGTTTAGTCAATATCTTAACAACATTACCGAGCTACACGACGAAGCCGTCGCAAAACTTGCTAATTTCCTCAAAGTTGACCCTCATGAAATCGATCCAAACTATTGTCCTATAGAAGCAGACCGTTTTCGAGTTCCTATTACTTGGGTGCACGGCACAACTTTACGCACTTGTACAGAAGTCCAATACAGACGCCGCGCCATTGGTTCTCTGTTTGATGAACAATACAAAGCTGTATGCGCTATCAGGCTAGAAAAAGATCTCCCACCCTTGGGTTACGCAGGCCAACTAATACTTTGCTACGACTTACTCAAGCACCCTAAACCAAAGCTCAAATCAAGCATTCGTACTCCACAATGGTTAGTTATTAAAAAGAAAAATAATACAAATTTAGAAGTTGTTGAATGGGACAATAAAACGCCTAAAAATCAACTAGATATAAAGCTGCTCCCAATCATCGCATATCTTATAAATTAGCTTGCATTTGCACCCCATTTTGGTATTGTCTTTATCTATTAGTCGCTCTAATAAATCTACATGAGGTAGCAATGTCAGACGCAGTTCAGCGCCCTCCTCATTACAATACAGGAAGCATCGAATGCATCACTGCAATCGAAGCATCTATGTCTTCTCTTGAATTTCAAGGATATTGCAAAGGAAATTGCATTAAGTATTTGTGGCGTTATCAGTATAAAGGCAAACCTCTTGAAGATTTACAAAAGGCACTGTGGTACTTACAAAAACTAATACAAACCCAAGAGAAACCAACAAATGAAATATAAAGACTCACGGTCAATACACGAATGGTATGCTTCTGAACGGGGCTTTGTTTGATGGAACAACTACTACTCGAAAAATACGGCCCATTTATGGATCTTCCAGAAATTGCACAGCTACTTAAAGTACAAAACGACGCAATCTACAAACAAGCCGCTCGTGGTCAACTACATTTGCCGTACATTAAACACGGCAAAAAATATTTGTTCCCAACCCCCGAAGTCGCTGCTTATCTTGAATCCAAAGTAATCAACTACCCTCTATAGCAGCCAACACTTCCCCAGGCTTTAACTGTGTGTAGCGCTTTAACGTGTCCCACGATTTGTGACCGGACACTAGCGCTACCTGCTCTATTGATAACTTCTGTTCAAACAAACGGCTACACGCCTCGTGTCTAAGATCATGAAAACGCAGATCAGGACATCCGGCTAACTGGGCAACGTCTGCAAACTTGTCTGACACAGCACCCGCTGTAGCTACCTGACAAAACACCCTGCCCCGCTGCTTGCTGCACAACCATAAACCATGAAGCAGGGTCCATGTTTCATGGAGCATGGGGATTGTTTCATCGTTGCCTTCTTTCTCGTGAGGATCTTTGCGATCACGTATCGTGAGTGTGCGGTTTTCAAAGTCCACGTCTTCCCACGTCTGCCGATGTATCTCCCCAAGACGCATAGCATTGTGCACAGCAATAACAATAAAGTGTGAGATCCAGTGCCCTTTAGCTGCTTCCATAAGCTTTTCGTACTCGCCAGAAGCAAGCCTACGTGCACGCTTGCGGCTCGGACCCACCAACTTCATCTTTGCAAGCGCGTAGCGCGCGTCTCTCACAGGGTTTGTTTCAAATGGCATGTCCCATGAGATGCGAGCAAACTCAACAAGCTCCGCCATATACTGCAGCTGAGTATTAAGCGTGCTTCGTGCTACACCTTTCCTGTCGTCTGTACCAAGCCTACGTTGCCGCCCGTAGCCCAAGACTTTTTCAATCGTAATCTCATGCAGCTTGTAGTGCCCGATGTCGCGTTGCGTCAAACGGTAGGTAGCAATCTTAGATTCGCAAAAGTTGTTGAGCGGGTGGACTTCTTCGATGTAGCGATCAATCAGGTCGCCAAACGTCGTTTTCTTTTGAGATTGTCGCTTGCGTGCCAGCAAAGCGCCGGACTCAATATCTGCTTCCGTCCGCTTCGCCCACTGACGAGCCTCGGTCTTAGTATCAAAAGTCTTGCTTACAGCCGGGTATCCAGCCTTTCGGACCTCGACGTAGAAACGCCCGTTACGATTGCGGATCGATGGCATAGCTTCCTCATGAAGTGCGTCAAAACTGCGTCATTGCATGAGAAAAACGATAACAAGATTTTTTATTTCTGTAAAACAGTAACTTACAAGCGCCATTTTTGATGGAGGCTCGGGTCGGAATCAGATCGTAATCGACTGATTTATCAAAACTTTCTGTGACTTAGTAGATTTTACTGGACAGTGGTATGGGGCTTAATCAGACATGCTTGGACATCAACTGCGTCAAAAACTGCGTCATTACCAAGTAATTGCGTCAAGCTCGGCTTCGGTTGTTGCAGCGTCTATTTCCCCACGTTTTGTACGGGATTTAACGTGGCATGCGTTGACGTGTGCTGCGAGCGCCTGTCCTATTTGTTGTAACTCCGTCGCGTTGAAAGTCTGCACTGAGTTGTCTGCTAATGTCCAATCCAGAGTAGTAGTCGAGTCCAGCTGAGCTAACTGCACAGCGCCTTGTATGCGCCGTTGACTTGTTTCATCGCACTGAAACGTGTGCGTGCTCCATGCGAAGGTGCCGAACTCTTCTGCATCACGGGCTTGTTTTATACGATTCCATGCCAACTGCCGCGCTTCGGTTAAATCTAACTCCCACACACCGACGATATAGTTAAATACATATGCTTGTGAAGGGCGGGTTGGTTTTTGTACTAAATTACCATCACTAACATAGAAATCGTGAGTAATTTCTTGATCGCCTAAGTAGTCAATGTATGGCTCTTCTGGAGGAGTTATTACACCGCGCGGCCCAGACAAAATAGCAGTAATTCGCCCGTCTTCATAAGCTACGTAGCAAGCCTGATTACTCACTTTCTTGCCCCTAAAATACTAATATTTGCGTCTGCTGATCTCCACCAACCTGTGGCTGAACCCTGTTCAGCTTTTACTTCCAAAGTAAGAAAGAAATAACGAGTCCCAGTCCAACCATTTTGAGATTTTGATATGTGCAATGATGGAGGCGCACCTTTTCTAGCGTTTAATTGCACTCCGTCTACCTCAATAGCGTTGGTTAAAGAGGTGGTGTTAGTCGTATTGTATTTCAACCTCAAAACAGCCGCTGCCCAATCTCCCCCCAACGCGGAAGACTCTACGTCGCAAGCCGCCAAAAAAATAACTTTATTTGGAGCGTTCGTGCCAAAATCTACGGCTAACGCTGTAGTGTTTATTACTGTCTCTACTGCATCTGTCGTGTACGAAGTCATTGCGCCATACTGAGCAGTCACTGGAACAGTAACTGCGTTGTCAGCAATCTGCAGCGTGTCTACTGATAGATCGCGTATAAAAGTACGGGCGTACTGGGGCGTAATTTCAGGCGGTGTACGTGACACCCCAACGTTATAAAAATAAACGTAGTCGCCAGTGTTTGAGCCAAAACGAATTTCGCCGTAATGAGCTCCAGTGGTCGAAGGAACCGTAATAGCAGCCACCGCAAAATTTTTGGTAGTACCTCCTGCACCAGTCCCAGATCGAATGTCAAAATCGCCGTTTGATACAGAAACTGCTTGCTGAGCGCCCGATATATAGCCTG